TATAGGTTCTCATCAAACCTTAGATATTAATGATAAATAATTAGGTAGTGGAGTATATTTAAAAAAAGCTATAAAAAAATATGGTAGAAATAATTTTGTGAAAGATATATTATCAATAGTTGATAATATAGAAAATATGAAAGAACTGGAAGAATATTACATAAATTATTATTCAGCTTTTACTTCAAAAGTATTTTATAATGCAACTAAATATTCTGCTGGTATAACACAAAATACATGGATTGATAAAATAAAAGAAAAAAATAAAGGCAATAAATATCATTTGGGATTTAAACATTCTGAAGAAACAAAAATAAAAATGTCTATTTCATCTCAAGGTCCTTCTAAAATGTCTCCTAAAGGGAAAGAAATTGTTCGAAAAAATAATTTAGGGAATAAATATGCTTTGGGAAATAAGTTTTCACAAGAGAGTAAAAATAAACTAGGAAAATCTCATATGAAAAATATTGTACAATATAATATTAATGGGAATTTCATAAAAGAGTGGAGTTGTGCTGCAGATGCAACATATTTTTTTATTGGGAATCGTATTGGTTCTAGAATATCTAGTTGTTGTAATGGAACGGTAAAAACAGCTTATGGATTTATTTGGAAATTTAAAGATAAAATATAATGTGTGCATTTTTTGCTCGTAGTCGTGATATCGACTTTTTCCATAACATAAATAAAGAACTTTTAGGTCAAGTTATTGAACAAAAAGTAGGATATTACTCTATACAATTAGACGAAACCCAAGATAATATTTATGGTGAGAGTTTGAAAAAATCATTTATAGGACCTGTATTAATTAATTGTCTTATTGAACGTGGTTCATATGGCACAACAGATGGGGATGAAGGACAAGATAGAAAACGACCACTTACAGTACGTTTCCTTAAAATACATCTAAGACAAGCAGGTGTAGTACCTATGATAGGAGATGTAATGTTATGGAACGAAGAGTATTTTGAAATAGATAATGTAGATGAAAATCAATTAGTAACAGGACGAGATCCTAATTATGCATATAAAGTTGGGGATGGAGTTGAAGATAGTGGAGACTCATTAAGTATAATAGTAAGTTCTCATTATTCAAGAGCGGAAAAATTGGGAATTAAAGAAGAAAGAATATAATGGATATAAAACAACATAAACAATTTTTATTAAGCGAGATAAAAATAAATAATCCCCTTAGATCGAAGTGGGAAAAATATATTATTGAAGAATTAAATAATTGGGAATATGAAGAGTCTGTAACTTGGGATTTACCCGTTTCCAAAAACGAAGAAAAAGAACTTCAAAATAATATAGATAAGAATAATGGAGATTTAAGGATAACTATTGATGGATGGCCTTTAGCTATATATAATGGAGGAACAGGGTTTGAATTTGAAGTAATGGATGATAAAAATTTAGACGAAGACGTTTCTAATTTCAAAGTAGGCCAAACCAAACAATCAGACGGCCATAAATCAACAGTAACCGATGTAAATACAACTACCCAATCTGTAACTTGGGATATTAAAAAAGATATAACAGATAAAGAAATTTGGGATGATTTAACTAAAATAATAAGAAAATTTGAAACAATACAAGTTAAAGATTTCCATTCACGTCCTAAATTAATTCAACTAATTAAAGATCTGAAAACAATACGTAATAAATTCTCACGTACTATACAAAAATAATGGCTAAAAGGGATAAACCTACTCCAATAAATAGAGATAAGTTTCTAAATAATCTCCAAGACTCGTACCAATTACCGGAACAGGGTCTACAGCCTTATGATAATTCAAATCCTGAAGCTAAATATACAAAACCAGGTCAACCAGAGTTTTTAAGAGCTAATGAAATATCTATGAAAGGGGACACTTCTCCTAATATAAGAATATCATTAGAAGATCACGATGAAACTATATTATATTATCTAAAAAATAATATAAAACCAACTGTAGAAATCAACGGGAATAAACGCGAAGTGCCTGTTATATACGGTTCCCCTGAAAGATGGAAGTCTATTCAGAAAGACGGTTTTTATCGCGATAAAAATGGTAAAATTCAAACACCTATAATAATACTTAAACGTGAAAATTTTGAAAAAAATAGATCTATAGGAAATAAATTAGATGGTAATAAAGTAAATAACGTACAATATTTTAAAAAAGGATATTCTGCACGTAATTCATATGATAATTTTTCTGTACTTCAAAACCAAATTCCATCACAAGAATATCAAGTAGGTATAATCCCCGATTATATTACTATTACATATAAACTTACTATATTTACGGATTATGTTGAACATATGAATCAACTTATAGAGGCAATAGAATTTGCTTCTGATTCATATTGGGGGGATAAGGAGCGTTTTATGTTTAGAGCAAATATAACTAATTTCCCTACACCTATTATAGTTGAAAGTGGAGATGATAGAGCTTCTCGTTCTGATTTAACTCTTACAGTACAAGGTTATATAATACCTGATACTATAAATGTAAATAATGCGGCTCCATCACCTAAATCATTTAATGTAACTAAATTTTTATTCAAAGAGAGTATAATTGTTGATGGTAATGAAAAAGTAATATCAAAAGATGTACCTATAATATCACATGATTGTGAATGTAATGACAAATCTTTCCAAAAACTTATAAGTGGAATAGAAAATACAATACTTATATCCGAACATGGAATAAATCCTATATCTAGTATAGAAGTTTATAACACTTTAGATAATAATAAAATAGGAGTCCAAATAATAAAAAATGGAACCACAGTTACTATATTAACTAATCAACCATTAAATAACCATTTACTTATAATATCATAATGGCCGAAATAGTAAATTATGTTGACATAGATCAACAAAGAAATTCAATTTATAATTATAAACAACATCCTATATCAAACGCATATATGTTAGTATCTGCTTCGGTATTAGGGGTCCAAGATAAAGGTTTTACAATATTTAACACAGATACCAATTTACCTTATTGGTGGGATGGTACTCAATTTAATAGTTTCATTTCAGGTAGTGATATAAATACAGGTTCATTTCTTTCCACCTCTTCATTTAATGATTTTACTTCTTCATATAATACAGGAAGTTTTACCGGAAGTTTTACAGGAAATGGTTCCCAATTAACTAATTTACCCACATATTCTATAGATACAAGTTCGTTCATATTAAATTCCCAGACATCTTCTATGTCTGTATCAAGTTCTCTTTATTCTATATCAAGCTCGTATTCAAGTACAGCATCATATTATAATGAAACAGACCCCATATTTGTTTCCAAGTCTGGTTCTTATGCCACTACAGGTTCAAATTCATTTATAGGAAATCAAAACATTTCTGGTTCTGTATATATTTCTGGAGGAATCGAAATAGTTGATTTTATTGATTTTAATACTACAGCATCTCAAGCAGGTTCTATAGGAAGAATGATATGGAATGATGTAGATGGAACTTTAGATTTAGGTCTTAAGGGGGGAAATGTAACACTTCAAATAGGCCAAGAACAAGTAACTAGAGTTGTAAATAAAACAGGAGTAAATTTACTTGAAAGTGAATATAAAGCTGTATATATTTCGGGAGCCCAAGGAAATAGAGTAAAAGTTGATTTAGCTTTAGGTAATAATGATTTAAGAAGTAATTCTACTTTAGGTTTAGTAACAGAAAATATTAATAATAATCAAGAAGGATTTATTACAACAGGTGGTTTAGTAAGAAATATAAACACAACAGGTACACTTCAAGGTGAAACTTGGAATGATGGTGATGTATTATATTTATCATCAACAATACCAGGTCAAATTACAAATATTAAACCTATAGCACCTAATCATTTAACTATGATTGGATATGTAGTTAATGCTAATCCAAGTGTTGGTAGTATTTATGTTAAAGTTCAAATCGGTTATGGATTAGGAGAATTACATGATGCTTTAATTAATACAGGTTCATTATCTAATGGTGATTTATTAGTATATAGTAGCTCGGTTTGGGTTAATAGAAAACAGTTAACAGGTTCTTATGGTTTAACAGGAAGTTTTAATGCAACTTCATTTACAGGAAGTCTGCAAGGTACTTCATCATATTCATTAAGTAGTTCATTTGCGTCTACAGCTAGTTTTGCACCTAACTATTTATTAGTTAGTAGTACTGGTTCTATGTTAAGTCCTTATGTACTTACTTCACAAACCAGTTCAATGACTGTGTTGAGTAGTTCTTTTGCTATTAGTTCAAGTTATGCACAGAGTTCATCTCAAGCTATTACATCATCTCATTTTATTGGAGTTGATATAAACCAAATTACTATTACTACAACAAGTTCTGTTGATACAAATACGACAGGAAGTAATGGATACGGTCAACACGGTAGAAATACGAAGATATCGAACAGCACTAATCCAATAAGCATAACTTGTGTAACTTCATCAAATGCCGATTTTGTAGCGAGTTATACTAAAATAGGTACAGGTATAATAACTTTTGTAGCAGGTACAGGAGCTACAATAGTTCAACTTCCTACGAGTGGAGGCGTTGCCTTAACGGGTATAGTCGGTTCAAACGCTAGACTAACAAGAAACGGAAACACTTTTTATTTAGAACTTAATAATTATTAAATATGTTTAATCCTCTTTATTTTTCTAAAAACTATAACGAAAATTCGTTTTTCCTAGACACTTATTCAGGAGCATCGGGTGCGTGGTCGATGCGTTCAATGAAAGTAAGTACATTGAGTTCTGCGGTGTATAGAGTTAGAAGAACGGTAACTGCTGGTACTGCGGACGTTTTTTTAGACGTAAACGGGTTGATTTCATTAGATAGTCCTATTACAATAGTAACAGGGACGAGTTTAGCTACAAATTTAGGACAATATGTAGCAGGTTCAGGGTATTCAAATGTAGATAGTTTAGGAAGTGCAGCTAGTGCTTTCTGTTCTATTTGGTATGATACAAGTGGTAACGGCAAAAATGCAATTCAAAATACAGATGCCTATCAACCAAGATTAGTAAATTTAGGAATTTTAGACAAAGATCCTTATACTAATAGAACATCATTGTTTTTTAACGGTTCAAATCTGTTTTCAATAGCCTCTTTTGATACTAATTTATCTGTTTTAAATAGTCATAGCGTTTTTACTGTCCATAAAAACTTATCATCAGCTCCTAATTCTGTATTTCGATCTTCAATTTCTGCCACAAATAGATTTGCAATAAATTATTTTAATGTGGCTGGATTAAGACCTTTATCTTTTCAGGCTTATAATGGTTCTTTTTTCACAAAAACTACAAATGTAGGCATAAATCAATCTGTTTTAACAAGTTGTTTTTTTACTCCTAACACAATGAACTCTTTTGTAAATACTACTGATTCAGCAGATACTATAAGAACAGGGGGTACTGATGCAACAGCAACAACAACAATAGGTAATACTTTTAACGGATATATTTCTGAAATTATAGTTTACCCATCAAATATAAGTGCTAACAGAACTGCAATGGAAACTCTATTATTAACATTTTTTAATTTACCTTAATATGTATAAAATTAAAACAAACAAACCTTTTGAAATCTTAAACAATAGATATGAAGTTATAGCAAATACTGAAATATTTATATTTATTTCTGATTTAATTATTAATAAATCTGGTTTTACCGCTGTAGGATATTATTATTATATAATTACAGAAACAGTTGAAGATATTGATTATGAAAAGATTATGATTATTGAAAAAATCAATAGTACTTTTGAAATGAATGAAACCAAACTAATTGAATCTAATTATTTACAGCCATTTACATTTGATTTTTTAATTGATGCCACATTACTGAGATTAAGTCAATTTTCACAATTAAAAATACAACAAGAAAATGGAGAAAATTTTAACACATTATTTGAAGATTGGGATTTCACAAATTTAGACGCATAATGTTTAAGGGCAAATTCTTTAACCCCTCTATTAACTACAACATTAAAAGATTCTGTTTTTAAAAGAATATTAGAATTTACTCTTTTCCAAATTCAACAAGAAAATGGTGAAAATTATAATATATTAGTTAATGAATTAGAAATTATTATATAGTATATAATTTTATATTTAAAGTAATTATAATTTTCACTTTATTTTTCCTATTTATAGATGAACAATATTTTATTATATTTATGTTTATGTTATTTTTATTTTTTGTAAATTATTATATTAAAAACAGAGATATCCCATATGTATTACAAAAAACTTTAGACTATAACAAAAAATGAAAAAACTTTTAACTATAATAACACTACTATTCATTATGTCAATTACTGGTCAAAATATAAACTATTCTTCAAGTTTAGAAAATATTGCCAATCCCGAAAGAGGTTGGTATAAATATTCCAAAGCTACTAGCTCTGGTAGCTTTTCATTTTTATCTCAATCAACTCTTACAAACTTAAGAACAGTTGATAAAACAACTTTAATTCTTAGAATTTATGATTTAGGTGCATTCAAAACAACACCAATTTCTCAAACATTTTTAGATAATATTCAAACAGATTTTAACACATTACGCGCTTCAGGAGTAAAATGTGTTTTACGATTTAGATATAGCGAAACAGATAATATAGATGCTGCAAAGTCTGTATTACTAAATCATATCAATCAGTTAAAAGCAATTACTATTCCCAATCAAGATGTTATTTCAGTTATAGAAGCTGGATTTATAGGAAAATACGGGGAATGGTATTATACATCAAATTATGGTGATGCTGGGGTTATATCATCACAAAATTTAGCTGATAGGCAAGAAATTGGTTTAAAAATTATGGAATTAGCTCCAACTCGATTAGTTATGTTCAGAACTCCTACATTCCAAAGATTGGTAGGGGGAAACACCCCTATATCATTATCATCATCATATAATGGAACCATTAATTCAAGAATAGGTTTACATAACGATGCTTTTTTATCTTCCAATTCAGACTCAGGAGCATTTATAAATTCTACAACAGATTATACCTATTTAGATGCCCAATCAAAATATACTTTATGTGGTGGTGAATCAAATGCTTTATTTCCAGCTAAACAAGATTGTTCTGTAGTATTCAATTGGTTAAATAGATTTCATTATTCTTATTTAAATTTCGGATACTACCCAGATTGTTTAGCATTATGGCAAACAGGAGGATGTTATGATGAGATACAAAGACGATTAGGATATCGATTTGAATTAATAAGCTCAGATATAAGTAACGATATACTTACTCTAAATATTCGTAATGTTGGATTTTCTAATATTTTTAACCAAAGAAATGTATTTTTGATAATAAAAAACACAACCACTAACACAGAACAATCCATCCAACTAAACACAGATATACGTAGATGGAATGCTGGAGAAACAATTCAAATTACTCAAAACCTATCATTAGGATTAGCAGATGGGACATATAATTTATTTTTAAATATCCCTGATAATAATGGTAACTCGTTATTTTCAATTCAGTTAGCTAATACTGGGGTATGGGTTCCTACAAAAGGATATAATAATTTAAACCAAACAATAACAGTTGGAAGTACTACCCCCCCACCTCCAGTACTTGCAGTAACTATATTTTCAACCAAAAATATAATCAACGTATTAGGATTAGTAAATTACACTATTTCTGTGTATAATTTAAATGGTAAATTAGTTCTTACTACAAATGATATGAATTCTTTAAGAAAAGGTTGGTATATTATAAAAGTTACCGATACTAGTACAGGGATAATATATACACAAAAACTTTATAAACGATAATGGAAAAATTAAATTACATCAAAAAAGTATTTATATCTTATTTTAAAGATATGAAAAGTAAGAAAAAAATAATAAAAAATAAATGGCATAAACACATATCCTATAGTATTTTTTTAATTATGGGTTTTGCCCCGTTGTTAAAATCAACGTTTAAAATGGAAGAAGCCTTGTGGTTTCAATATTTTGTACTACTTTTTGTCCCCTTATGTTTATATTGGGGATTTGAAAGAGTACAAGGAATGTATGCGGAATACAAAGGTAAAGACAGACCTGACCAATTTGAAAGTGATAAAGATGTTGTAGCTAGTTGGTTAATATCTTCAATAGTAGGAGTAATTATATATACTATATTATTAAATTAAATATGAAAATAGAACAACAAGAATTAGATCAACTTAGACAACTACAAGAAAAAAATAAAAAAATAATTATGGATTTAGGAGAAATTTCTTATAATGAAATATTATTAAAAAATAAAAAACAACAGATAGAATCTATATTATCAGAAATACAAGATGAAGAAAGAGTATTAAAATCATATTTAATCCAAAAATATGGAGATAATCTAAATATTGATATAGAAACTGGAGAATATTAAATAAAAAACAAATGACTAAAATTTCTAAAACAGGAATATCCCCACTCCAACAAATAAAATCAGAACATTTAACTCGCATAATAGATGCATTATCAGGGATAACTCCTAATACCCAAATAGAAGTATCAGGATCTATTACTGCATCTTATTTTATTGGTGATGGTTCACAATTAACAGGAATCCCTACAGGAAGTGGTGGTGGAAATGCAGGTGGTTCAAATACTAATATACAATATAAAAGTGGAAGTGTTTTTTCTGGAGAACAATATTTTAATTATAATTACTTATCACATAGTTTAGAAAATGGAGATAATGTTACTACAGAAGGATATTATTCTCACGCTGAAGGTTCACATTCAAAGTCTAGTGGTTCATATTCTCATGCAGAAGGAGTATACAACATAGCATATGGTCAAGCTTCTCATGCTGAAGGTTCATCTAATAATTCTTTAGGAAATATATCTCATGTTGAGGGTGCAGGTAATAACACCTACGGTGTTGCTTCTCACGCAGAAGGAACTAATACAGCAACAAGAGGAGACTATTCACATGCAGAAGGAACCAATACAATAGCTGTAGGAGATTTTTCACACGTAGAAGGTGAAAGCTGTATTTCGAGTGGATCATACTCACATGCAGAAGGATACCAAACAATTGCCAGTGGATCATACTCACATGCAGAAGGATATAATTCTATATCATTAGGTATATCATCTCATGCCGAAGGAATTAATAATCAAGCAATAGGAGATTATTCTCATGTAGAAGGACGTAATAATAATTCAAGCAGTTCTTACTCACATGCAGAAGGAGGATATACTCAAGCTAAAGGAGAAGGTTCTCACACAGAAGGATACTCAACAATAGCATTAGGAAATTATTCACATGCTGAAGGAGTCAACACCATAACCTCAGGAGCATATCAGCATGTGCAAGGACAATATAATATATCCTCATCTGTAGAATCTGCTTTCATTATAGGTAATGGAACAGCAAATAACTCTAGATCTAACCTTATATTTGCAGCTGGAAATAAAGTAGAGATTACAGGATCATTATTTGTTTCTGGTTCAAATTCTACAATCGTTATACCTAGTTATACTTCAAATCCCTCTTCACCAAGTACAGGTTCTATGTATTTTGATTACAGTGCTAATTATTTATATATATATAATGGTACTTCTTGGAAATCATCATCATTTTCTTAATTTTTATAAAAAATATTTAATATTTATACCTAAATAACAATTAATAATAATATAACATGCAAGAAACCTTATTATCTCCAGGATTAATTACCAGAGAAAATGATACATCCCAAATTATACAAGGACCTCAAATAGCAGGAGCTGCGGTAGTAGGACCTACAGTAAAAGGACCAGTAAATATACCAACATTAATTACATCATATAGTGATTATTTATCTAAATTTGGGGGTACTTTCGAAAGTGGTTCTACAACAAATGAGTATTTGACATCAATATCTGCTTATAATTACTTTCAACAAGGAGGAAATTCTCTATTAGTAACCAGAGTAGTATCTGGTACTTTTACCCACGCTTCTTCTTCAATCATATTAAATGCTTATTCTGGTTCAAATAATTCATTTATATTAGAAACTTTATCTGAAGGAGCTATAATGAATAGTACAAGTACTGAAGTTAGTGGTGCATTAGCAAGTGGTTCAGCTGATAACGTAAGATGGCAAATCACAAATGCTAATACAGGATCAGGAACATTTGATTTATTAATCAGAAGAGGAAATGATAACACATTACAACCAGTTGTTTTAGAAACTTGGACAGGATTAAGTTTAGATCCAAATGCTCCAAATTATATTTCACGTGTAATTGGTGATTCAATCCAAAACTACAATTCAACAAGAAACCAAATCGAATATTCGGGTTCTTATGATAATAGATCAAATTACATAACTGTAGCAGCAGTAAACTATACAACTCCAAATTATTACGATAATAATGGTATAGCTAAATCTCAGTACACAGCTTCAATCCCAGTAAATGCAAGTGGTGCATTTGGTGGTGCTACAGGTACTATCAGAGGTGGTGCTAAATTCTATGAAACTATTAGTTCAACTGATACTCAAGGATTAACAGGTGGTTGTTATGATAACATGATTAATTTATTAGCTAATACTGATGATTATAAATTTAATGTATTATTTACACCAGGTTTATATGATGCAGATTATGCAGGTCAAATTAGTACTATCATTACAAATACTCAAAACAGAGGAGATAATATTTTTGTATTAGACCCAGTAGCTTACAACAAAACAGTTTCTACAGTAGTAGCTCAAGCATCAGCTAGAAATACTTCATATGCAGCTGAATACTGGCCATGGTGTCAAGTTGTTGATCCAAGCACAGGAAATATTGTTTGGTGCCCAGCTTCAACAGTAATTGCAGGTGTTTATGCTTATAATGACTCAGTAGCTGAGCCTTGGTTCGCACCAGCAGGTATTAATCGTGGTGGTTTATCTCAAGTAGTTAGAGCAGAAATTAAATTATCTCAAACAAACAGAGATACATTATATACTGGAAAAGTAAATCCAATCGCTACATTCCCAGGTCAAGGTGTTGTAGTATACGGACAAAAAACATTACAAACAGCAGCTTCAGCTCTTGATCGTGTAAATGTTAGACGTTTGTTAATATCATTAAAATCATATATTTCTCAAGTAGCAAATAACTTAGTATTTGAACAAAATACAATTGCAACAAGAAATAACTTCTTATCACAAGTAAACCCATATTTAACTAGTGTTCAACAAAGACAAGGTTTATATGCATTTAAAGTGATTATGGATGA